AGACTCTGAAAACTTCACAGCTTATGCCGACATTACAGAAGAAGATGCACAAGGATGGGTAGAAGCTAAAATAGGTGCAGATAGGCTCGCAGAAATTGAAGCAAGTTTAGATGCACAAATTGCAGAACAAGAAACACCAACAAAAGCAAAAGGAAAGCCTTGGTAGTATGGCTAAGGACTTAAAGAATGTAAACCTTAATGGATTATCTGTTATGCAAAAAAAACAAATGCAAAAGCACAAAGTTCATCATACCAAGAAACATCTATCTATGATGGCTTCTGAAATGAGAAAAGGTAAAACCTTTAAACAATCACATAATAAAGCACAAAAGGCAGTTGGCAAGTAATGATTGAAACATACGCTGAGTACGGTGCTGTAGGTGTTATCGTATCTTTGTTTGTACTGATGATAGTTAATCTAATGAAGAGCCAGAGAGCTCAAAATGAAGATTTAGATAACATAAGACAAGCGATAGCTAAGATAGAATCTACAATAAAGAATGTAGAAGGGATAACTATAAAGTTAATAGAGAGATGGAACAAGTCAGACGATATAGGACAGAGACATAGAGAAGATATAGTTAAAGAGTTAAACGATGTAACCGATGATTTAGCGTACCTTAAAGGTCGTATTAATGGAAAGGCTGGTTGATAGAATGATAGATTCAACTAAGGCAGTAGTTAATGGTGTAGTTGGAGTAGGTGTTTGGTGGGTCAACTTACCAATGTTGCTGCAAATGGCTGTATCTATTGCAACTTTAGTATATTTAATAGTTAAAACAAATAATGAGATTAGGAGAAAATAATGGGTTTAAAAGAGATGTTAGTAGCTGCGGCTGAAAGTCAAGCAGATTCAATTAAAAAGCAAATGGTTAGTCAACTTACTTCAGATGAAATGGCTAAGACAATCGCTACAAAAATTAATGAGAAGATTGATATTCCATTTGTAAGTGAAGATAAAGAGCAAATCTTTTTTGAGAAGTGCGTAGATGTTGTTACTGATTTAATAGAAGGTTTAATTAAGGGTAAGTAATGCCTAGGTTTAGCAGAAATAGTAAACACAAATTATATACTTGCGATGAAAGATTGGTTGAGTTGTTTGAAGAAGTAGTTAAGGGATTTGATTGCACAGTATTAGAAGGTCATAGAGGACAGAAAGCTCAAGATGAAGCATATAACAAAGGAAATAGCAAAGTTAAGTTCCCGAATGGGAAGCATAATAAAAGTCCCAGTAATGCTGTTGATGTTGCTCCTTATCCTATTGACTGGCATGATAGGGATAGGTTTCATTACTTTGGCGGCTACGTTCTTGGAATTGCTAGACAAATGGGATTAAGAATAAGATGGGGTGGAGATTGGAATATGGACACCAAGACCAAAGATAATAAGTTTGATGACTTAGTACATTTTGAGATAAAGGAATAATGCCTAAACAGTTTAAAACATATACACGTTTTGATGGTGGTCTTAACACTAAGACTAACTCACGCTCTATTGCTGATAACGAATTAGCTCAAGCTAATAATGTTATTGTAGATGAGTTTGGTATAATTAAGTCTTGTGGTAAGGCAACTGCTAATACAAGTAATTATTCTGCTAGAACTATTGATGCTTCTGTAGCTGGGTATGGATTGTTTCAAACTAAGTTTGATTACAACGCTAGTGGAAATACTCCAACAGTTGCTACTTTTTTAGCAGATACAGATGCTACTTCTGATACAAGAATAGATGTTTTTTTCTCTGGAGGTTCTTGGTCTGAAGCTATAGATATGGGTTCAAATACAGGTGGACAAATAATATATCACGTTGCTGATGGTGGAGTAAGAATTTGCGATACAAAAATAACTAACACAGGTAACGCTATAAAGCACTATTGTTACATAGAAAGAGGTGGAGGTTGGTCTGGACTTACTCCAGGTGGAAGTGCATACCCTACTGGGTTTCAAGTTACCGATGTTAAATTAACTAAACCAACAGCTGGTATAGCTAGTAAAGATATTTATTTTAACGGTGTTAATTCTAGTGGCAACTCACTTATTTTAAACTCAGATACGTCTACCGTTTTTGAGGCAGCTTCAATCGGAACAGAATTAAATGGAACTGATTTTACAGATGCAACCTGTGATGTTCAAGACGATGAAACAGCTGTTACAATGGACAGTACAGCGCTTCTTAAAGTAGGAATGAAAGTTACTGGGACTGGAATACCAGACGACTCTTACGTTAAGTCAATTACAAATGCAACAACTTTTCAATTAAATGTAGTTGCAACGCTTGATAGAACAAATGAAACTTTAACATTTGGAGGTGGTCAGTATTTTGCAATAAATAACAATACAAAGGGTTCTGCTGGTTCTGAATTTGATGTTATAATAAGCAGGACAGATGACGATACAGTTGCTACTTCAGCTGGTGGTGCTACTTGGGCTACAAATACACACACTTGGACTTTATATCCTCCTTCTGGTAAAGGATGGAATTTGGATATAAACACAAACAGCAGTGGTGGCTCTTGGATTGCTGGAACTTATGAATTTGCTAGCACTTTTGTGTATGACAATACTCAGGAATCACTTCCTTTTGAAATGGCTGGAACTGTAGCCATATCAGCTAATGACAGTTTGACTTGTAGTGTTATGGCAACTGAGTTATTTGGAGCTGACCATAATGGTAACAGCAGATTTCCAGGTAGAGTTACTGGTGGAAGGATTTACAGTAGAATATCTGGTAGTGATGATGAGTGGGTATTGTTAGGTGATATTAATATATCTAGAGGTTGTAGACCTTCTTTTTCTGGAAGCTATGTAGCTTGGACAGCTGAATATTCAAACGCACCTTTTGTTATATCTAGGTTTACTAGCACATCTATTAATGCAGATACCTATGAGTCTATAAATGGATTTTCTCAAGATGAGAAATATATATCTCTTGGGCAAGATGCTGAAAACTATCAGACTAGCGTAGTAACGAACAGAAGAACATTTATTGCTAATGTAAAAAGATATGATGCAAACAATACTCTTCAGGTTAAATCAGATACAATAATGTATAGCGAAGTTAATAGGTTTGACACATACCCTTCTTTTAATTTTATTGATATCGGTGTTAATGATGGAGAAGAATTTATTAAGCTAGAAGCTTATGCTGATAGATTATTTGCTTACAAAGAAAAAACTCTTTACATAATAAATATTGGTGGTGGCTCAGATACGCAATGGTTTTTAGAGTCAGAGCATAAAAATATGGGAGTAGACTTTCACGCAGCTGTAGTTAAAACAGATTTTGGTTTAGCGTGGGTAAATAAAAATGGTTTATTCTTTTATGATGGTTCACAGATAAGAAACTTGCAGAGCAAAGTACTAGAATCAGAGTGGACAAGTTTTGTAAACGATGATACTATTATTGGATATGAACCAACTCATAAACATTTAGTTATAGTTAGAGATGCTGCTGCTTCTGGTAGTACAAGTGGTGATGCTTATATTTATAGTTTTATAACTAACAGCTTTACATTTATAGAAGATATAGTTGCTAGCGTAATCCAAACAAATATTATTACAGATGCATATAACAATATGACACTTCAGTCTGGTTTGAGTAATTTATTTTCTTATGATGGAGAGCCAGATTCTGGAACTACATTTGATATAAAGTTAAAAGATGATGATTTTGGTTTACCTAATATAGTTAAGAAAATTTATGGTGTAACTGTAGAGTATTCTAGTAACCTTGACCATAGCAGTGGGTTAAAATATAGCAATACATCTGATTTGGGTGTAAAGGGAGGAACTGGAACTATTGGAACCTTAGATAACACTAATGGGGACTTGGATGTAAATAGGATTACATTTACAAATCCATTATTAGCTTCTTCTTTTCAAATTCAATTAGATTTGAATGGGAGTACTATAACAAAAATAAATAGTGTTGGCGTAGAGTATAGACCTATATACAAGAGAGTTACCTAATGTCTATTGATAGAGAAAAAAGATTTTTATACAACTCTAAGGGAGTTAAAACTAAACTCCAAAGAGGTGTCCCTCCAGCTACATCTGGTAATGATGGAGAAGAGAGAGTAGTTAGAACAAGTAATGGTAAGGTTAGGCTTTATAGAAAAGAGCTAGGCGCATGGCATTACATAGAATTTACAAGGAGTTAATATGAATCCAGCACTTTTAGCAGCGCTTTCAGGTGGGATTAAAACTGCCTCAGCAGCAACTGGAAATATTTTAGACAGAATTCTTTCTTTTGAAAGAAGTGATATAAGAGAGTCTAAAAGAAGTTTATTTGAAAGTGAAAGAGAAGTAGGAGAAACACCTACCGATGTTAATCTTAGAAGGCTATTGGTTGGTGGAGCTGGTCTTCTTCTTGGTGGTGTTCCAGGAGCTTTTTTAGGAAGTTTAGTAGGACAAACTACAGCAAAAGGAACAAAAAAACCAAAAGTTTCATATGATTCAAAACCAGGAATGTTTTACTCTGGAGCTAGACAAGCAATATCTGATAGAGCTGAGGATACAAATAGGTTTATAGAAAGAGCAAATCAATCGTTTGCAACAACAGCTCTCGTTAGAAGCGCTCAGGATGCTTTTACAGCAAGTCAAGTTTTAAAAGCTTTTCCTGGTCTTGGTGCTTCTCCAGAGTTTATATCGGGAAAAATAACTGGAAAAGGAACTCCTTTTACTTTTAAAGATATGCTTAATTTTAAAGACAAACCAGCTTCGTTGTTAGAAATACCAGGTTTAGAAAAAATAAACGAAAGAAATTTTACAAAATACACAGATTTACTTGATATTTTTGGTGGTAAACCCAATAGTGTGGTAGTGTCTAGATTCGGAGATAAAGTTAAAACTCGTGTGTTTCCAGATAGATTGAAACTTCCTTCTCCTAGAACTGCAATATATGGAACTCAAGGTGATTTTAGTGGTAATCTAGAAGACTTAATAAGGAGCTTAAGATAATGAACGATGGAATGACATTTCAACAATTATTAGACAACCTAGGAGTATCTCAATACTCTGGAATGCTTGGAAGTCCTCAAGATATAGCACAAAACTTAGGGTTTTATGGAGACCAAGCCTCAGAATTTTCTAGATTTTTTCCAGCATTTGATAGAGAAACTTTTATGAAAGCAGCTCAATCTGGTCAAGAAGCAACATCTAGAAGGCTTAACGAGCTAGCAGAATCTTTTCAATCTGGATTTAGTGGTTTATCACAACAAGTAGGTCAAGCCACTCAACAATTAAGAGGAACAGAAGCTGAAATGGGAGGCAATCAAGCTACGTTTGGAGCTTCTTTAAAAGCAAGAGAAAATCTTGCTGGTGAATCTAGTGCAAGTATAGCAGATTTGTTATCAAGAAGAGAAACTGGATTGCTATCAATAGAAGAACAAGAACAAAGAGACCAGGCTAGTCTAATAAGTATTATACAACAATATGCTCAAAGTGGGTATAGAAGAGGTTCTGAATTATTTGCAAGAGACCCTGTAGATAGTAGACCAGAATTTATTCCAACTGGAACTTTTAATACAGCTTCTAGAAATTTTGCTGGTGGTGGTGGTAAAATGTCAGGTCTTATGGGAGACCCAACAAGGCAAAGAGGGTTTATAGGCGACGAATTTGGAGCTATAAAACCAAGGAGGACTTATGGCTAACGGAACACAATTTGAAACAGCTATAGACAGACTTTTAAATGTAACATTACCTAATTTTTTAAATAATAGAATCCAAGAAAATAGAGCTCAAGAAGCTTTAGACTATGCTAGGCAAAGAGATGAGGCTTCTAAGATTGAGAGCAGTAGAAGGTTTGATATACAGGTAGAACAAAGAGAAAATGAAATAGATAGAGTAGAGCAAAGGTATAGAGACCAAGAGCAAGAAAGACTTGAAAGTAAAGTAAGGTTAGAGCAAAAAGAACTTGAACAAGAAATAGTTGAAAATGAAATACTTGAAGTTCAGGGTGTAGATAGTATAACAAATACAGAACAAGCAAAAACATATTTAAATAAAATAATTCCAACCATAACATCTTCAAAAGGAAAAGCTGTTGCTAGAAGATATATGGGTCAAATAGATTCATTTCAAAACCGACCTGACTCTCCTTTAAAATTAGTAAAAAATGTATTTAGTGAAAATACTATTGAAGAATTACAATCTTTAAATAGTTGGAAAAAACCATTAACATTTACAACTATAAACGATTATCTTACTAGTATTAAAACTATAGATTCTTTAAAAGATGTAGAATCCTCTAGAAAACTTAAAAGAATAGGTTTTCAATTAGATAAAATAAATGCTTTTATAAAAGAATTACCAGAAGCTGAAAGAGATATAACCACAGGCAAATTATTGCCATCGTATTCCGAAGCTAACAAACAAGGCTCTGTTATAAACGCTCAAATAGAAAACACTAATTTACAATTTAAAACTTTATTTGAAGAGTATGGAAAAATTGCCTCAGAAACTGTAAATGAAGGTAGTTTTTCTAATGATATGTTTAAAAAACCTGCAGTTGGAGATGAAGTTGCGGTTAATGGTGTGGGTGGTATAGTAACAGTAGCTAGTGCTGCAGAAGCAAGTAAATTAGCAGATGGAGCAGTTTTTAAAATTGTAGGAGCTCCTGATTCGTTTACTAAAAATGGAGATAATTTTATTCCTATGGGAGATGCAGATTTTGACTCTATAGTTAATCCACCTTCTCCACCTACTCCAGGAGTAGTGGAAGAAAGAATGGATTCTCCAGAAAAAACAGCTATAGATAGATTGGCTGGCTCTGGTGTTCTTCCTGACCCTGATAAAGCATCAGGAGGAGCTATTCTTAGACTGATAAGAAGATTGCCAGGAGCAGAAAGAGAGTACGGCACTGGAGAAGGAGGAGCTTTATCTATGGGCGGTTCTCCAAAAGAGCAAGTAGTAGCTGTAGAAAATTTAAAAAGAAATACAGATATTATAATGAACTCATTAACAGATGCAAGAGGTGGTCAAGTTAGTCAGGGAGTTTTTGAGGATTCAGAGCAATATCAAGTATCAAAACAAGAAAACAATACTAATCTTCAGGGTTACATACAAAATGCATATGAAGCATATTTAGACAAAAGAACTAGTCCACAGGTTAGGGGTAGGCTAAAAAAGTATTTACAACAAATGAAAGCTCTGTCTACAAAGCCAAGTATAGTTGCAAGAGCAACTCTTGGTAGAGGTGAAAATCTTAGACCTATAAGATTTACTGGTGGAGAAAGTATTTTTAACCAAGACACTATTGAATTATTAAGTGGAATAGAATTATAAACTAAGTAGAGAGAGTTTGCATGAACGGACAGCCTAAAAAATATTACAGCTTAGAGGATATAGATAAAATAACTAATTTCTATAAAACTCAACAATCTGAAATACCGATTGACACACCATATCCAGTAGAAGATATACAGACAGATAATTTAAAAGAATTGTCAAGTGTAAAAGAATCAGATATATTTAATTTTTTACCTAATGTTGTAAAAAAAGCTTACAATGAATCAATAACTGGAATGAGCCAACAGTTAATTACTGGAGAAAAAAGATTTAATTTAGACGCATACAATCCTGGAGTAACTGCTGACATTGGTGCCAGTATAATGTCTTTTTTTATGCCAGTTGATTTTATAGCAACTATAGCTGGTGGTGGCGTAGGTGGATTAGCTGGTAAGGCAGCTGCTAAGTCTGCTTTAGGAAAAGCAGCTAGCATGGGAACTAAAAGACTTTTAAGAAATGGAACTAAAAAAGAATTAGCTGAAAGCGTTATAAAGTCTGGAACAGAAAAGATTTTAACAGAAGCTGGTAGGCAATCTGCTGGTTTTGGTGTATATACTGGTATAGCTAGTGCGTTAAAACAAAAAATAGATACAGACGAAGTTGATTATGGTGATGTATTTACAGACGCTGCTAAAGGTAGTTTATCTGCTGCTGTTGGTGGAGCTGTACTAGGTAGGGCTACAGCGAAAGGAACTGCTAAAGCCCTTGCATACACTCAAGAAGCTGCTGCTTTTGGTACTATTGACCCACTACTACAAGGAAGATTACCAGACCCAATGGACTATGTTAGTTCTGTTGGATTTGCTCTTGGTTTATCTGGGGTTGCTGGAGCTCCTGGAGCAGTTAAAAAGCTCAATGCCTATAAAAAAGATTTTTTCTCAAAAGAAAGAATTGGTGAATTTGATAATTTATCTACTATAGACAGGCAAAAGCAAAACAATATTGCCAATGTAAGAGCTGAAATAGAATGGGTGAACAGTAGAGGTTTAAAAAGATGGGATGCTGTATCACCAGATGCTTCAGATATTAGTTTTACAGACGTAAGTGTTATTGGAAGGCAGCCTGCAAAGAAAAAGTCTAAATTTAAAGGAGATTCTTTTAAAATTATAGACAACAACACTCAAGAAACAAGATTTTTAAGTAGGGATAAATTTTTTAAAAAATACAAAGAGTCAGATAAATCTAGAATAAAAACAGAAGCAGCTATATACGAAATAGGAGAAGAGTTAGATATAAATATTGATGGTGAATTAAGGGTGTTTACCAATAACAAGGCAAAGAAAGTATCTGATTTAAACGACAGAGATTTAAATAATTTTCATCAAATGTATTTTAAAAAATACAACCAATCTTTGTTTAGGAAACAATTTGCTGAATACTCGTCTGATATACCACAAACAGATTTTTTTGTTCACGTTTTTGGTAAAAAAGTAGCAGACCAACTAAGAGTATCTCATAAAACTTTTGCAGATAAAGGTTCTCAAGCAGTAGTAAAAACATTATTTGATGTTCAAGATGGGATATCTGGTTTTGAGGGTAAATCATTTGTAGATATTGGTAACTTAAAATCACTTATAAATAAAAACAAATTATCAAAAGAAAGAATATGGAAAGAGGCTAGCGGTAGAGAGACAGTTACAAATGTAAATAGAAAAGCAGTAGAGTCTATACAAAGATGGGCTAATGATAGGTTTGAATATGGTAGAAGTGGCGGAATAATACCAAAAGGAAAGATAGAATTTTACCTACCCAATATGCTTAAAGCTGAATTTAAAGAAGCTTTGTTTGACGACTATGCAAGAATAGAGAAAGAATCTTTTTTACATTTTGCAGATAAATTTAAGATTGATGAGCGGTCAGCAAAAGTTTTAAATAGAATGATAGAAAACAAAATCAGGACTAAACAAGTTAGTTCTGCTTTTGATGTGCTTATGCAAGACATTATTAGACAAAACAGAAAAGTTAATCGTAATTTTTCATATGCAGAAGCCTATTCTCAGTTTAGGAAAGACATAAGACCAAACAAAGTAAACCCTCACGGACAATTAGAAAAGAAAAGAAGGTTTAATCTACCAGAAGAGCTACTGGAAAAAGACCCAATAAAATTAATGGCTATTTATGATGCAAGACTAGGGAGAAGAGTAGAGCTATCAAAGGCTTTTGGTGCAGATAATGTAGGAATAACTAAAATGTTGTCAGAGATAGGAGATTTAAAAGAAAGAACAAGATTGTCTACTTTAGTTGACCAAATTAGTGGATTTACTGAAGCTGATTTAAGTGCAAAAAGGTCTCCAGAAATTAAAAGATACGTTCAAAACTTAATGGGATTCGAAGCAATGACTAAGATAGCTGGTGGTGATGCTACAATAGCAAACGTATTTCAAACTTTAATATCTACCATGCCAGTATTAGGAATTACTAGGACAGCAAAGGGTGCTGCTCTTATGTTTAGTAAAGATTTTAGAGATAGGCTACCAACTGTTTATCAGGATTTTATTAGAGACGTAATTGGAGATGCTTCTACTACATCTCTTATGAGGAGAGCTACGGAAAAAGCATCTAAATACAGTGGATTTACTGGTATAAATAAATTTAATAACATGCTTGCATCTGCAACAGCTAAGATAGCAATAGATGATTATTCTAGAATGTATAAAAACAATCCTAACAGTATTAGGGGTAGGTATGCTAAAAATAAATTAAAAAGTTTATTTAATATAGATATAAAAAATGTTCCAGATATAACAGAAGCTAAGATGACTTCAGCTATGGCTTCCTTTGCAAGAAAAAGTCAACTACAAAGAGATTATTTAAGAGAACAAACTTGGCTAAGTAATCCAAATATAAGACCATTTTTATTATTTAAAAGCTTTGGTATAAAACAAGCTGGTTTTATTACAGAACAAATGACAAGAGAATTAAAAGAAGGAAATCCATTAATTATTGCTAGGTTAGCAATGGGTGGTATGGCTGGTGGATTTGCAATTAATTATGCTAAAAACATGGTAAGTCAAATTTTATCAGGAAGAGAGTTTGAACCAAAAGAAGATACTAAATTTAATGAATTTGTTCAAAGCATTGGTAGCGTTGGTGCTTTTGGAATGTTATCTGAGTTTATGGATGCTGAAGATTTAGCTAGTCAAGTTGAATTTACCTTAAAACCTGTGTTTTACAGTGATTTAGAAAAAGCTATTGACGCAATGGGAGAATTTCAAAGGTCTGTAGACGAGTTTGGTTTTACACCTACTGCATTTAGAAGGTCTGTATATAAAGCATCCCCTATATTGGGAACAAATGTAAGAAGGATTTCTGAAAGGTTTATAGCTACAGAAGCTCAAAAAAGAAATGCACAGTCTAGTAGAAAAGGAAGAGTTAGAATTGATGCTATTAAGCTTATGTCTGAAGGTAAATCTGATTTAGCTATCAGGAGAACTAGGCAATGGAATGAAAACAATCGCACTAATCCAATAACCTATGAAGATGTTAGTTATAAAGAAATATATAAGTATCTTATGAGAAAGCATATGAAGGTAAAAACAGAGGGTATGAATAGAGAAGAATTAGAAGCTTATAGAAAGTTTATGGAACAGTAATGCCTAGAAAATTTAAACCAGTAAAGAAAACAAGGAAGGGAACTCCGTTAAAATACGTGAGGGGTTCAAAGAATCCATCAGCTAGAGAGTCTGAAATACGTAGAACAAGAGAACTGTATAGGATGGGAAAGCTGACACCAGCTATGATGGATAAAATATCTAAACTAAGGAGTGAAAGTGCCACGAAAAAAAGCAAGCCCAAGAAAAAAAGCAAGCCCAAAAAGAAAAACATCAGGGGGTA